TACCAAGCAATGCTCTTTATTCGGTGCAATACGTAGCCCTCTGCCTATCATTTGAACATGAAGAACAGGGGACTTGGTTGGCCTTAGTAACACTATAAGGTCAATCTCTGGATCATCAAAGCCAGTGGTAAGGACATTAATGTTGACCAAAGCTCTATATTTACCACGCTTATAATTGCGTAAAATCTTATCACGATCATCCTCCATTTTTGAATGAACAACTTGTGTTGGTATATCTGCACGAATAAGCGTCTCGGCAATATGTTCAGCATGCTCTATATCAATTGCAAATATCAGCCATTTCTTGTAGTCAGCACCATGTTTTATTACCTCCTTGATTGCTCCATCTGTTATCGGGCCTCTGTCAAATTGACTGGACATGTCGGACATCTTGAAATCGCCATTTTGAGTCCTAAGAGTCTTTGTATCCAGTTCAATTTTAGTGGCAATAGTCTTTAGCTTTGACAGATAGCCATCCTTTACAAGTCTGCTGAAATGCTGTTTTGATGTTAGGTCATAGGCAACCCCATCAAACAACTTATCTTCACCATATATATAGCCACCACCAAGACGGAATAGTGTGGCAGACAGACCGAGATACTTTGCCTTTCCAACACCGGCAAAGAATGTCCTATACATGCCAGAACCTTCGAGTGGTATAGTATGCGCCTCATCAATTATAACAAAACCCACATTGGAAAATTCCTCTGCATTTCTATATAGCGTCTGAATCCCACCAACAGTAACCTGCTTCTTGCTTTTCTCACCAAGACCAGATGAATATATACCTACATCTCTGCCAGTCAATGTGCGGATTGCCTTGGCATCCTGCTCTACAATCTCCTTGACATGTGAGACAACAAGTATGTTGACATCTGGCCAATTTCGTAAAGTCCTCTCAATAATGGCAGCAATTATATAGCTTTTTCCAGCACCAGTTGGAGCACCAATAACAGGATGCTCATCCTTATTATTGCTCCAATAGCGGAATAGTGCCTTGACTGCCGCCTCTTGATATGGCCTTAGCTTAATCATCCTCTGTAGATTGCATCCTTTCTTTCAAGCTCTTCACGGCAAGGGGTACAGTCACCCTCACGCAGCGTACTGGCCCATTCACCACAGGTGTCACAGTCACCAGCATGTACCGCTGGTAACATCTTCCTTGCTGCTTTAATACAGCGGTCGAGATCAGCCTCCTGTTGCTTCAAACTCAGATCTACTTCATCCGGCATTTTATCAATCCTCAAACATTGCATCTAGCTTATAATTTTCACAGCCCTTTAGCTGTGTATCATAGGAAATACGACTGTGGTCTCCCCTCAATGAGCAACCCCATTTGCCATCACCTTCCATTGTCACATTGGCACATGATCTGCATGTCTTTCTAACCTTCTGTTTATAATGACAAAGCTGTCTAGCATCACAGAACTTGCAGGCAAACCAGGTTTTCCCACCTAGTCTTGTTGGCAACTCTTCCATCAGTGGAACCGTGTTGGCTATATCCTCAAGCCTCAGATACTCATCCTCATCAAACGGCAAAATTTTATATGACCTTGCCTCATCATTCTTGTTAGTAACAACATACAGGGTGTTTTTAAGCCCTAGCTTGCCCATGTATGATTGAATTTGACCGTAGTATATAGGGCTTACTTCACGCAAGCTTTTCTTCAAATACTCCTTGAACCGTTTCTCGTTCATGGTCTTTGCCTCAAACAGCATGATCTCAGTCTCATACCCAGGCACACCAAATACCTTACCATCTATGTGGCCCTTAGCATAGCCATGCCCTCCGACTACTTCAAGCTGGTCATCAAATAGGTCAATCCCTGCATGCTCAAAGTCTTTTGCAATAACAGTCTCTTCATAATCACCTCTACGGAAAAGCCTCTCAATTCTTGCCTCATGGTGAGACTTAATGCACCAGTGGAGCTGCAGCTTTAGCAATCTCTGACACTGATTCCCCATGCCCGAATAGCCTAGATATGACCTTGGCTTGTTTTGCCAAATCTTTACAGACTCTATCTTATCATAAATCAAATCTCTTGGTGGTAATAATGCCATAGCTTTCCCTTATCTTATAAATCGGTTATATATGTCTGGGCTTAAATCTCTAATCATCTCTTTATCACTAACCTCATGACTATATGTTGGCCCAACCTTAACCTCTTTGTTTATGTGAATGCGTGAATGAACTGTTAAATGCTTTTCATTTGCGCTTTCGTTAATAGATATATGCATCCAATCTGGTAATTGGCTTGGCTCCATACGATATCCACGCTCCATAGGATATTCCACACGATGCAATATGTGATGGTACACTCTGATTGTCATTGCTCCACCCTCTATTAAAAGATGCCCCTGTTTCATCCACCAGTAGGGACAACACTGGTTCAATGGGCTAAGGAGGCCCTGGATTATTTATTCAAACGGATTGTCAGCATCTTGCTCTGGCATATCCTCCTCTTTGTAGAATCGTTTGATCTCATTGCTTGCTGGCCACTTGCCAGAGGCAGGTTTGATCTCAACCTTGATGCCCATTGCTGTATTGTGAAGATCAACAGAATCCTCAAGCTCATAGTCATCACCAAGACCACAGGCAACAACAATAGACTTTAGATTAGACTTGGCAATTTGAACTGCCTCTGCACTTTTATTCACAAGGTTTAGATTTATGAATACAAAGCGCTTAGAAAAATCACCTTCAATGATCTTGAACTGCAACATAAGGTACTTACCAGTACCATCTTTTGTGTCCTTCATCTTTGACTTGACAATCTCTGCAATATAAATTCCTGCTGGGATTGACTCAAAGCCACTAGATGCGTCATGTTCAGACGCATTAAAGACACTCGGTAACATCGCCATAATTTTCTCCTTTATAGCATTTATGTGTTTAAAAAATATCACAATCAAAAGGATGTGATCAACTTATATCGAAATATAGTTAGATGCAAGCTTGTCCCAATCAGCCTGCAAATCAAGTCTGCCATTGCCAGATGACTGTATCTGCTCAAGAGTAAACTGTTTCATTGTTCTACCTGTTGGCGTTGACTTCCCAGCCATCAGCAGATCTAGTTCATTGAACAAAACATCAAGAATGCCTTTTGTTGATCTTTCAGCCATCTTATTTCTCCTATTCAAATAGCTTTAGCCAATTCACTGATATATTTCCGTTTGCTGTTGTTATATCAAACACCCCAACAGCCGTCTCCGTGATAAGGTTGAGTGCAACGGCTGGATGATCAACTATAACGCCATCAAATTGATAGCTATCACATGCTTCATAATCAAGCTCCTGTTCACCTGTTAGCGTCTTATAATGCTCAAACCAAGCATCCATCACCCACTTCCAGTCAACATCAAGAACATTTTCAGGACAGCCGATATGTACTAATTTAATATCGGCATCATTTGCCTTACTGTGTTCGTGAACATAAATCTCATCACGCTTTGATATGAATGCAAATATTTCCATTAGCTTGCTCGTATTTTGTTAAAAATTGCCGTTAGGTCTGCTGGCTCTTGTGGGTCTAGTTTTCCAGACCTATCCTTTGCAACAAACCTCCGATTTGCCTGTGTCTGAATGATCCGATTGCCTTTTTTATCGACATCCATGTAAAAGACCTCATCGGTCATGTACGGTATGTTGAACTTGATAACCTGTCCAGGGGCATATGGCTCTATGCTTGATGCTCCTGTTTCCTCATCAGTTTCTTTCTTGGCCTTACTGACAAAAACAACATTTTTATTAGGCAGATCACGAAAATTACGAATAAGGGAGGTAACAGAGGAGGCAAGCTGCATATAGGCCTGACGACCATCCTTGTTCTCTTTCTTGAATTCAATAAGGACGGTTTCTGCAACTTCTGATAACGAGTCAATGCAAATAGTCTCATACACATCATCCTTCTTTAGATAGTCGAATGCATTGCCAATATCTTGAATACTCTTTATTTCAATGAATGGGATATCAAGTCCAGATAATGATAGTAGCCCTTTCTCTGCTGATAGTATAATAGGCTTTGGCGCTGTTGCACATAGAACAGTTTTACCAACTCCAGAGAACCCATACACAACTGCCTTGATACCATGATCAGAAGCTATGCCCTTTGTGCTTTGAATATTAAT